GATCCAAATACCACATTACCACCAGAGGCAGAGCCTACCCCCGACACTGTGTAGTGTGTCGTAATTGTCTGTACCGTTTCAGTACCATCAGCTGCCCTAAGAATGACAACAAGATCCGACTGATCAAAAATCTTAAACGTGTATGCAAACGTGGTTAGTGAGCCATTACCCGAATAGCTGACTTTGTTTGTGGAGCTAGATACTGTCATTGTTGAATAATCCCCAGTTCATCTATAATTTGTTTGGCTTCTTGTCTGTTTTCGTATGCTGTTGCTAGATCTGCGTTTTCGGGTAGCTGCAACAAAAGCTGAAACCCAGCTTCGTAATAATCGTCTTCAATTGTTCTAATAATTTGTAGTAGATCATCGTCATTTAACTTGCCTTGATCTACGCCTTGTCGATACACGCTAGTCGGAAACGTCATTTCATATTCTAACGCTTCTCTAAAAGTCATTTTGCCATATTTAGATAACATTGGAAGCACAGTGCCATCAGGCATTATGTGCTGTGCTTCGTTCTTTGCAAGGTTTACAAGATCAAATCTCGCGCCTTTTGATAAACGTAAACCGTTATGACTGATCTTTGTTCTTAAAGGCCACACACCAGTTTTCTGGTGAAAATCAGCAAGCGCTGTTTCGAGCTCAGTAGGTTCTGTTCCGATCCGACACCTAATACCAGTAACGCTATTCCACATAGCTAACGCTGGGTTCATTGCAAAGCTTACATCATTATAGCCTATCTTTCTGCCAAGCATATCATAGCCGACAGTATTTAAATCTTTTTCGAGTTCTTGCCTATTTTCAAACAAGCTGCCCTCTACAGCCATTGCAAGAATTTCTTTGTAAGCTCTGAACATTTGATCTGTTAGTTCTGTTTTTGGCTGACCAACTAAAAAGTATGCTTTTTCATCTGGGATCTTTTCGCCACGATTATTAATAACATAATGAACAGGGTCACCGTTTTCATCTAAAGCCTCTACATCTTCTAACGTGTAGTATTCGTAATCGCCTCTAGGATATAATCGTGTTGGATCTACAAGCCTATTACCTTGTCGTTGTAATGCAGCTCCTGGATTAGGCACACCAAAATAACTAGCGCCCTCTGCTGGCGTTCTAGCTAATAGCGTAAGACTTTCAAAAAAATCTTGAGCATCTTCATAGTCTGCTAATGAAGCAACATCAGACATTCCTTCAAGCATTGGCAGTTCTGACATATATTTAAAAGTTGCGCCTATAACCGAAAAAATAACGTCATCGTATAATTTAAAATTTGTTTTATCTTCCATAAAGCCTGTTTTGTGCATCGCTTCGATAACCGAATTATTCAGATGTATTATAGCGCCAACAGGCTCTAGACCGTTAAAAGAACAATACATTAGCTCTCCATTAGGTCTGCCCTTGTCATCGTACATTGGCAATAAATCATCTGTCTCAGGATCACGAGGCCAGTTATTTTTATCTCGTATAAAAGTGTAGCTATTAGGTTGCCATCCAGGCTTCTGTACAAGCAATGCTTCTCGCTCGTTTTTATTTGTCGGCATTTGCCCAGTAAATCTACCGTTTGCAAATTCGTTAGCAACGTAAGCTCCCATCATCGATGCCATTGAAAATTTCGCTAATGCTTTTTGTTGTTGTGCAGCTGTGCCAGAACCTAATGCTTGAAAAGTTTTATGGAATGGAAACGCAGCAGCAAGTCCTTTTACGAGAGCATTTGCTGGCGTTTGAGCAAACGGCAAAAGTATTCTGCCAATAGGTATAAAACCTAATCTTAAGTTTTGAATGAATGATGATGGTTTGCGTAGAAACGCGATATCATCTTGTAGCGTGTTATATTTTGCAACAGCAGTGAGCTCGTCTTTGTAATCTTCTGGGCTTAATAAAACCATGCCAGCTTCATCAAGCGCAGTTCTATTATCTTCCCCTCTAAGTAATGCGTTGCGATATGCATGGTTTGCCTGGACATAGTGCTCGCCACGTTGCGATATCGTTTTAAAAAAATCGTCAGCTGTTGTTAATGTTCTTAAAAATAATCTACTGGCTTGACCAACCGTATTTATTGCTGTGCCGAAAACAGTTTTGCTATCGGTGCGTAATGCACCACCATAATTTTCTATATCTTGTTTTGCACCAACAGCAGCTTGCTCACGCACAAACGCAACTTTTGCTACACGCAGTGCATCACCAAATGAATCAATGTAACCTTTTAATCTAAACAATACGTCAGTTGCAAAAACTTGATTTGAGTTGTCTAGGCCACGCAGATCGCGATATTTACGAACTGGCAAATTGTACAAGCCAGCAATTGTTTCTTCTGGTAACTGCCATAACATCCACAATGAGTTGCCTAAAAAATTACGCACTTGTGTACCAGTACCTGACAACATGCCTGACTGATAAGCTTCTCCTAATGCATCGGATGTTTTTGCCATGCCAGCTTTTGCATGGTAACGCATAAAACCTAAAAAACCTTTATCGTTGCGTCTAATATCTCTTGATCGTTTTGCTATTTGCTCAACAGTCAATTCGCCAAGATCTTCTGCCATCATGTCAGTTTGCGCTTGAGCAATTTCAAAAAGACCAGTATCGCCACCCATAAACTTTTGAAGATTTAATCCGCGTCCGTACTCAGATCTGTTGCCAGTAACTTGCAAAAAGATTGCTGGCACAATTTTATTAAGACGCAAATATTTAAACTTATCGTCTTGAGTAGCTGTTTTATTTAAAATTTTGTCTTCCAGCTTTAGCATTTGCTTTGTTGTTTCGCCAAGAATTTCATAAGCTGCGTAAAGATCTTCTGGTGTTAAGAGCCCCTCGTCTATCCGTTTGTTAAGTATTCTTCTGGTTGTATTAAAAGTATCAGCAAATGCTTCAGCTGCTTTTTTCTTACTTACAGAAATTGGCACATTACCACGAGTAGCTTTATTTATAAGCTGTGGCATCGATTGCGCTTTTTGTTTTAAAAGTTTTGCTACATCGTCTTGTGTCTGCAACAAATCAAAATTTATGCCATCGACACCAGTTGGCGCTGGCGCATCAGCTCGTTCATCAACTTGCTTTTTAACAGTCTCATCAAGCTTCTCAACTTGGTTTTTTCTGCCAGTAAATACGTTTAGTATAGACGCATTTGCATCATCCATAAGCTGGTTAAATTCTGTTTCAACAGGATCAACGTCATCGAGCAGTTCATCAACAGCTCTTGCACCCTCATCGATTTTTGCTTGCGTTGTATTCCCGGAAGAAAACCCTCGATCTGCAAAAGTCTTTACGCCTTGCTCAGATAATATTTGCGGAGCTAAAGATACTTTAGCTGCTGTTGGATCATAGTCAGGTGGCGCTATGACTTCTTCTTGCTCATTCGGGATCCGTTGCGGTTGCGTGTTAGACAGCTGCGTAAATTTTGGCGGTATTGCTGCATTGTTATCGACTTGTGTTTTAGAAGCAGAGCCTAAGCTATCTAGCAATAGTGATAATGTTTCTTTAGCGCCTTGACCGAACCCTAATGCTAACTGATTTTGTGCTGGATCGGTTGCAAACTCTGTAGGCGCACCAGCTGCATCGATCTGCGCTTTTTGTGTTTGCTCTTCAGCTAAGTCTTGTGGATTTACTGCCATGTAGCCTCACATAAAAAAAGGCCGCGAAAGCGACCTTACATATTCAAATTGTCTGTTAGTAACAGCTAGTCTTTATCTAGCGTTTCCTGACTTTGCTCTTTCGATAAGTCCTTGGAAGAATTGTTCAAGTTCTTTCCCATCATTATCGAGTACTGTGGAGTTGGAGTTTTTGCTGGACGCATTTTTTCCTGACTGTCCACTAAAGTAACTTTTGTAACCGCCACCGTTTTTATCCTTTGTCCAATTATTACCTAACATTGTTAGATCTGCTTCCATAATATCAACTTCAGCATCAAATTGCAAATCGTCCGTAATTTGTGACAATTTATTATTTGCAAAATCTTGTATGTATTCTATCGCTTTTGCTTTTGTAAGTGGACTTTCTTTTACAGCTTGATCTGTAATTAAAATTCTAATGCCTGGTTTACCGTCAACGATTATTGGTTGGTAACCACGAAATAATCCATTTGGTTCATCTGCAATTATTCTATTAAACAATTCTGTAAGCTTATCGCTGTTGCGTAAATTTTCTCCAGCATTTTCAACAATATCTATAGAAAAATGTTTTGGATTTTTTGTCATACTTTTAGGCGCATTTACCCATACTTCTGTTTGTTGCAACATGTATCCTAATCGCGCTGCTGCTTCTATAGCTATATCTTTAGAAGCAATAGCCTGTTGTACTGTTGAAGGGTTTTGAAACAGTTCCCAACCACCAGTGCCATGCACGACATTGCCAAGAGTAATGCCAAGTTGGTTATTAACAGTCTCAATTGCTTTTGATGTAACTTGATTATTTATATCACGCTGTGCATCTATCGGCAGAGCACTATAGTCATCACCAAATTTTACTGCAAAAGGTGACCCAGCGCCAGGATCTACTTCCATTGAAATGTTGCGCGTTGTTTTCTTAAAAGCGTCAATAATATCGCCACCAACGTTAGAACCACCGTACATGTTAGATAATTGCATCCAGCCAATAGCTTGTATTTCTGCTGGTTCCCAATCAGATCTACCCATCCAGTTTTGTCCGTTTAAATGATCTGTAAGCTGTTGACCAAACAACGCTCTGCTTTCATACATAGCACCTTTGATACCACCACCACCATGATCGATAACTAAATTATCTGGCACATTGTAGCCAAGCCGATTTAAATGATTTATAAATATCTGATCAACTAAACCAGTATCTCTACCAGTATGTATATCAACAACAAATGGTGAACCGCCCTCTGCATTGTTTCCCATTATAGATCGAACATTTTTGCCGTAACCGCTATCAAGAAAATCAGCAATCTTTTGTCCAGCGCCACCAGTTATTTCTGATTGCGTTAATATATCAATCACAATTTTGTTTGCAGAAGGTAAACCTTTGCCTTTTAATTGTTCTTTTGGCACACCGCGTTTTATTTGCTCATAAACAAACAACACATCATTTAACGTTTGCTGTGGACTAGAGTTTTGTTGTCCAGCAAACCACGCATCTGTTAATCGAGCTATTTCTTCTGGATCACCATCTGCTTGGTTTTGAAATTCTCCAAATACGATTTTGTACCAACTTGCAGCTCGATCAATTTCCTCTTTTGACATTGCTGCTTCAATACGATTTTGCCAATCTTGCGGCTCAATATTGCCAACAACAACATCAGGCAAATCAGAGTTTTCTGGCGCTTTTATTACAGTGCGAGGGTTTTTAGGCGCACCAGGATAATTAACACCTTTTTCTCGCATCGCAACTAATCGCTGATTATGCAAACGAAAATTATTGTCACCTTTTTCTTGAACAATCGGTAAACCACCCTCTGACCTTATGCCTTGTTTTTGTGTACGTTCTAAAGTGCGGCCTACTGCTGCAAGTAATCTGTCTATGCCTGGTTGTATTGGGTTGCTAAAAAGCGTGTTACCTTCATCTGCTATTCTATTGTTTGCGTTTTCAACTTGTTGTGCAAATGTAGTACGCATGTTTTCTCTTGCAGCTTTTACAAACGGTAAAACTTGCTTTTGTGTAATATCACCGTCTTTTAACATTCTAAATGTTTTGCCTAGACCCATTAATATTGGTTCAGCAATCACACCTATAACGCCACCCTCTAATGCGTTTTTAAATCTACCTACATAATCAGGATCAGTCGGATCTGTTTGCATAAAATCGACTATAACGTTTTGTGGAATTTCAACGCCAAACGCCTCACCTAAGTCATAAATAATATCTGATAAACGCCCCTCGTTTCCCTCAAATGCTAGAAAATCAGCAGCAGCGCCCCCAGTAAAACCTTGCATGGTGCGACTTTTGCCCAATCTAAAAAACTTACCAAGCCCAGCATATGCCCCGATAAACTTTGAAAATGATCCAAGTACTTTAGCTCCACCGCCTGACGCCTCATCTACTTGTGTCAAACTTTCTAAGTTTACTGCATATGGCAATTCTCCACTTTTAATCTTTTGATTTATTGCATCTCTTTCATTGCCAGATAATATTTTTATAGCTGGATCGAATTCACCAGTTTCTGGATTAAAAATTTGAAATCCAATACCACCAGACAAATCAAACTTTGAATCTTCTGGCGTGTCTAAATTTTCAAGCGCTTTTGCTGGATTTACAATACCGCCACTAACAAGACCTTTGATTATTTCTTTTATGCTGCCCTCAAAAATTGGCTGATCAACTGGGCTGACTATATCAAAACCCATATCAATTCCCAGCTGTTGCTCCTCTTCAGTTAGTGGCTGAGTACGACCAGATTTTTCTTCAACGTTAATAAATCCACCTTCGTTTATAATTGCATCGTCAAAACCAGCTGCATAGAAATCTTCTGCTGTTGGCATGATGCCCCGGTCTAGCAATGATTGATTATACATCTGTGCATCTTCTAATGCAGTCAGCATTTGCTCATGCACTTTGACATTTCCACCGTTTAAAAGCTGTGTGTAAAACTCGTTACTATTAGACGCGACATTGTAAACTTTTTTTGTATTGTTTAAATTAGATCCAACGTTTGCAGCTAATGCTTCTTCTGCGTTAATGTAACGATCTAACTCTTCATCTAATGTGCTGTTGAAAACATATGTCATTGTCTATTCACGTTATCTATTGCATCAATTTTATTTTTCATTTCAGTAAATGATCTTAGGTACTGACCATATCTTTTCGTTTCATTAGCGTTAGGTGCGGCTAAACCACTATACCAATCCGATATAATAATTATGGCATCTGCTGGCGATCCAGCTGCTTGCAATTGTTGTTTAATTGTAAAAAATTCAGGTACTCGAACTGAAGAATTTAATGTGTCTTGATACTGTTCTAAAATAACTTCTTTAAATCGCGGAGCACTTGCAGCAAGCATATTACGCGCTGCATCTTCTATTTCCGTTTTTGTTAATGGCTCACCAGCTTTTCTCTTTTGTCTTATTAAATCGTCAATTTGTGTGTATATATCATCGATTTGATTTGTTACTCGTAACGCTAGATCTTTATCAACCTCTGCTGATATAAGCTCCGACGTTTGATAGCGTAGTGCATTTTTAATATATTGTTTGGCTTCATTTTCACCAGCAACAGCTTCACTTTGTGCTTTTTCAGTAAATCGCAACAAGTCTGCTTGTGTTAAATAATCGCTTTTACTAAGCACTGTTTGTAAATCTAAATTATCAAAAGCATCTAACTCATTAAGAGCATTAATAACATCCCTATCAGATGCTTGTCTTTTCTCTGGCGGCTCTTGGTCAAACTTATCCATTTGTTGACGCATTTCAAAAGTAAGCTCATTTACACTAGCCAAATGATTTTTAATAGCTTCAGCCATTCGATAACCTGGTGCTACTGTTCTTTCACCTTGAGCGTCTATTACCTTTCGCGTTCCTACTATTTTAATATTAGGAAACATTTGTGTTAATTCATTAACATTGAACTCTTGGCTTTTATTACCGTTGCTTTTGTAATAATAATATCTGTTGTAGGATGCATTTACGTTATCATTAAATTGATTTTCTGCATCTGTCTGTAATTCATCAAATCTTTTTTTCACGGTAGCTGCTTCGTTTATTGTTTCCAATATAACGTCATTAACTTCATCCATTGGCACGGCTTGCATTAAGTTTAACACATGTTCTGGTACACCAGGTGCTTTATCTGCCACGACTGTTTGAAACTCTTCTAATGTCATCTCACCAGCCTCAACAGCTTCAAATCCGTTTTGAACAATTCGCAGTGCTAATGCGTTGCGCAAGTCAGAGCCAGCGAATGCTGGTATCGCTTTTTTCAATGCTCCGCTTAAAACTTCTGGTGTAACATTTCCTCGCAGAACTTCTGGTATCATTTCTTTTTCACCAGCTTTATCAAAAATGTTTTGTAAGCCAGCTGTTGCAAAAAGTGTATCATCAAGCGTGTAATCTAAATACGGATCACCAAGCAAAATTTCTTGTTGTTCTTTTAATGATTTCAATGACGCTTCTACACGCTTTTCTATTTTTTCGTCTATGCGTCCTTTCAGTCTAAACCGTTCTGCAAGTTCAAAAGAATTAAATGCTTGTTTAAAATCTTCTTGTGCGTATTTATCTTTGCCAACAGCTTCTAAGCTATCTTCAAATATCTTTTTAACAGTTGTGTCATACTTTTTTTCGCCATCAAAAATATTGTAAATATCGTCATCATTACCGAAAGCAAATGACGCTTGTAATAATTTTTCTTTCGCACCAAACACAGCTTCATTACGTTGCGCTTCAGTAATTGCTTTATATCTTTCCTGGCTATACTTAAGAGCAGCTGTTGCTGCTTCCGTTAGAATACCACCCTTTTGAATTTCTTTTTGTATAAAAGGTGCTGGGTTCATGCGAGCCGTTATACGTGCGCCAGGTGCTTCATTTGTCGGACGCATTTCTGATCTATATACTGGTATTCTCATGGTGTATCCGATTTATCAAACATGCCACTAGAAGCAGCAAACTGCGCTGCCTGACCAAAACTTGTTATCATGCTTTGCGTTCCTTGCGCTCTTAGTGATGCTGCTTGTGCGCCACCTTCCATGCGAGACAGTTCAGCATTCAATCTTGCGTTTTCTTGTGCATCATTAATCTGCATGTTTTGCACGGCATTATTAAAATCAGCGACCGCCATGTCATATTCAAATTCTCTGGCGTTTTGCCGTAGAACGCGCATTGGAGTGCCTCTAGAGACATCGATGCCACTTGCTGCATAGTTTGCTACCACCGTGCCTTGCGTTTCTGCAAAACGAAATCGATCTACACGTTCTTGCAACACAGCATTGCGATTTATTATTTCACGCTGTTTTTCTAATAAACCTATGTCACGCTCGATAAGCTTTGCATTAAACTCACCGACCCTTGCAGCTGCTGCACCAGCTCTATTAGCCGCTCGTTTTTGTGCAGCGCCTTGAGTAATGCTTAATGCTAATGTCGCTAATTGAAAAAACATATATTACCTATACATCGTGAGTGTTCATGCGCGGATAAAGCGCTAATACTGTCATTGGTAGTGGTTGGGCTTGTTGCACGTAAATGCGGTCACCCTCTTCAAAACCACCAGGAAATTCTATTTCTTTGTCACCAGTAAACAACGGCACAGCTGTATCCATGTCCATGCTGCTATCGCGGAAAAATATTCTATCTGCATTTGCCGCGTCTGTGCCAACCTCTGCACCCACCGTTTCGTGAAAGCGCAATGTTACATCGTGGATGCGTTTTGGTTTGCCCTGACTTGTGCCATCGCTCGATCCTGACTCAATACGCAGCGTTTGCATTTTGCTCGTATAACTTAGACCCACCGCACCACTGGTGATGGCAAAATCCAGCGTTATACCACCGCTAGAAACGGTCTTGTCAGGGTGTGTTGCACCATTTGCTAAAACGGACGTTGCAGCACCCTCTAGATGATACAGACCTGACAGACTTGATACAGAGCTTCCAGAGTATGCAAGGCCACTGTCTACAAAAAATGCAGCCGTTGTATCGCTGCCAAAATCAAACGTTTTCATAACTTCGACATATTGCTTTGTCTGTCCGTTAATGGTGCGTTTAACGATCATGTAGAGCTCATCTTCACCGCTGTCTGTTGGCAGTGAGATAATGCTTTCCACTCGCGCTTGACCGCCACTAAATGCACCGCCCAAAACATGCTTATGCCAGGCTACTATTTCTTCTTCACGTCTGTATGTCAGACCCAACAATGTGCCATCATTGCGCCTTGCCCATACAATGCTCTCAGGCTCTTGTTGAAACGCAAACTCTACTATGCCACCCTCAGTAAGGTGTTCTGCTAATACGGTTATGTCTGGCGCTGTATAGCCGCCTACGTCCACTTCACCGACGTAACGAAACTCGCGTACCTTTCGCGCTCCGCGCTGGGCAAAGAGCGTAACGTCTGCGACCTGAACAACTTCTGCATTTACACATCCGTAGTTGCTGTACTTACGAATAACAGTAGACGTTGGCGTGACCGGGCTACCGTTTGTTGTGGTTAGCACGTATTCGCCACCAGACGTGCCAATATTGAGAATCCTGGTAGCAGATAGATACCGAATGGCGTTTACCTTGTTTGATGCAATTGTGTATATCAGTGCATCGTTATCGTTTGTGCCTGTTGTAAAGTTTAGATAGTCTGCGTTTTTGCTAAAGAACAATGTTTGCGGATTATTGTTTGTTGCTGCAAAGACCAGCCGTTGTTCAAAAAATGTTACAACGCTTGGATGATTATCTGTACCAGTAAGACTAGGCACTGTGTTTTCCGTAAATGTCGGTGTCGCAAACGTCCAAGCGTTATGATCAGTACGTGTAAGCGTACGAACTGCATGTGATGGATGCACCAAGTACATCACATCAGCTGACTGAGCAAACCTAACATCGTTAATTTGCGCGGATGTATAGGGTGTTGTAACCTCGTAAATCTTATCGACAGATACACCAGATCCAGTGTAAGTAGTAAAACTTGTTGTGTTTAGCGCCACATCGAACAAATCGGTAAGTGTAAATGTATTTGTCGTTACATTTGCCACACGATAGTTACGCTGTTTCAACTCAGTCATGCCACCGCCAGTATTAACTAGCGCTATTTCATCTCCGTTGCTGTAGCCGTGACTGTTAGACGTAAATACGCCAGGGTTTGCTTTAGTTATGGCAGATATCGCTTTTGCGCTGCCAGTTAAAACTTGCAGACCATTACGATAGATCCGCATGTACTGATCGCCAAACTCTAGTGCATAAGTGTCTGAAGTTTTAAACTCAAACGGTATAAGCCTAGTAACATTACCACTTGCTTTTACCTCGCCTAAAAACTGTGTGCCAGGTCTTCTAGTCAGACCGCCGTGAGGCTGCACAACCATATTTGTTAGATCAGCCAAACCCTCGCGGTATTTTTCAATTGTAACACGACCTTCTAGGCGTGGAGATATTTCCCCAGCTGTAAAAGTGGAGAGAGCTGGTGCAGATCGCGCCATTTATGTTCTCGCTTGTAAAAAGTCACTGGCCTCAATCTTTTGAGGCGCACCCTCTGTCGCATCAACAAATTTAGCTGCTTTAAGTTTGTCTGAATATTCAGCAGCCATAATCTGTTTAACTGTATTTGATCCAGTAATTGCATACGCAAGCTCAAACGCTAATGCAGATGCTAATGCTTCTATTAAGCCAGCATCATATTCTTGCGGATCGGTAACACGCCCAATGTAACGTATTTTTGCTATACCCTCATCTGTAATTAGCTTACGCCCTTCGATTACAAAGGCTGGATGCCCAGAGTTAGAAGTCATATCGTCATACGGAAACGTCAACGTGCCATTTGAGAATTCAAGCACACGCAAACAAAATGGATCTGTTGGCAGTGCAAATTGATTAGCGTAGTCAAACGCTGGACTATCGCTTTCTTTTGCCAGCTCTACTCTTCTAATTAAACAATTCCACGGATGCTGACGAAAAACATTATCGCGCACAGAGTTGTATCTTTGGTTGACCAATCGCGCTGGCTTACTGTTTTCATCGAACGTAGAGATGTTGTTCGCACCCAGCGAGTTTAGCGCAAAGTTTGCAATGTCAACCGTACTAGTCATTTCAATATCCCATAAAAAAAGGGGGGCGCTTTCGCGCCCCTCTTATTTAATCAACCACGTATTTAATGGTTAGCTCGATTGTGCCAGTGCCAGCAGCACCGCCCATCGTCACCGTTACAGCCACACCATTACCATCAGTGTCTGTCTCTGTGCCGGAGCCCAAAGCCAGTGTTGCTAAGATGTCTACCTTTTGTGCAGATGTAGACGCAGCTGCAGCTTTAAAAGCTGCTGCAGATGCACTAACCGCTGTACCAGCTGCATTTGTGTGTGCTGCTGTTCCAACGCTTAATGTTGTTGATGACCCTAGTGCATCATGCGCTAAAGATCCTTCCAACAAACGTGCGCCATCTGGCAAGATAAACATCTCAATCACATCACCTGATGCAAGTGAAGATGCTTCGTAAACACCGTGAGCAACACGGATACGACCGCCTAGCTCATTAGCTTTATTCATCGCTACTGGTGTTGCTCGATTGTTAGTGCGTTGTGTCGAATAAACTGTTGCCATTTCTCAATCTCCTTATGATTCAGTGCAAGCAATTTCAACTACCTTCACCTCTTCCATTCGGGTTGCCCCAAGGGTCTGGCAGTAGTAAACTTGCGTTGCATATGACTTGTCAGCACGTTCATCGATCTTAGCCATAGGCTCTTTGCCCATTGCCATTTTCACACCATCTTGAGCAAAACAGATAACCTGGCGGTTACCATTGCTGTCTGTGGTTAAGCGATTGCTTGTGATGAAATTAAATCCCATGAATGAATTTATCTCACCTTGAGCCAACGCTTTTACGGTGTTGAAGTCAGATGACTTAACCTCTGTTGTGTTCAACAAATCAGATACTTGTTTTGGTGAAACAACGATTGTGCGTGTGATCGATGGATCTACAGATGCAGCATCCAACGTTTCTTTTGCGCTCAATAGTTTTGCCACAGTCAGACCAGCTGAACCATGTGCGATTTTCTGACCAGCTGGTAGTGCAGTTGATGTACCACCGTCTTTGCCAGTTTGCGCTGTACCTAGTGCCGCTGCAATGATCTCATCGTCCATCGCCCGACCCATAGCAGCAGCTGCCGCTCTGCCATAGGTTGATGTCGGATCAATAAGCAAACGAACTTTATCTTGCTCATCAATTAGGTCAGCCCACTCATAATCAGACATGGTTACCATGCGTCTTGTGTGTGGTGTTTCAACAAGTGGTGTGTCGGCATGGCGGCTTGTTCTTTTTACCGCTGCTGTCGATCCCACTTGATCAAAGAAAGCTTTCTCGCCATTCACGCTCTCTACGTCTACTGCATCACGCAGCAGCGAGCCCATTTGCTGTGATAGCATTTGGATGTTCGCAGAAAACTGATTGACAAAAGCTGTATCAATTTGAGTAGACATACGTCTCTCCTTTACAGTTTCAGTTTCAATTTAGGATTGCTGCGCTTGGTTATCTCTTGCGAGGCCACGCTTACTGCTT